ATCCGCATTTTTTGTAGAAAGTCGAAGCAAGACCGCATCCGGGATAATTTGCGGATTGTTCTTCATCTGCTCCAATATCGTTTGAGTAAACTCTTCCGATGCTTTATCACTTTCTCTAAAACCAGCTTCTGGAGACACAGCAATGGACCGGATATTTAGTGCATCGTCAAACGTATTCTCCAACTGACGCATTGCAGTTACATCGCCACTACGTGCCGCATCGATCAGTGCCTGCGGGAACATTTCCTCCAGCTTTGAATCTTTAGGTATCTTGATACGGCCAGAGATCAACGCTTCACGCACGGGGTCAGAAACGCTACCTGCTTGTGTCTTAAAGTAATTGCGAACTTTGGTGTCCAAGAAGTTTAAAGATGCCGCCCGTTCTGGCGTGACGCTTCGATCCAAATCCATCCACTTGACCGTGTCCTGTAATTCCCTATCAAACTTGGATACAGGTTCTTCTTTAACACTCTTCGCCATTGGGAATACGCCACCAGACGGCCGAACAATATACATCGGCTTTGCCAATTCCGGCGTGACTCTCTCCAGCATTTCTGCTGCTGTTGGCGCTAATGCCTTGCCTGCTGCTACCGCACCCTTGGCTACAGGTTTGGCTACCTTTGCTGCAATGGTCGGGTCAATGAACGTGCCCGCCTCAACAAAGCCTTCCGACTCCTTGGTCGGTTTGGTCAGGCGCTGTGGGAGGTACTGTCGCTCGACTTCTTTGCTGGTGGCGAATCGACGATTCTTATCGTCCCGAAAAATGGACTCCACATCTCCCACCACACCGGGAACAGCAGATACGGACCCACGAGCCAAAGATTCAAGATTGCTCACTCCTTCCCGACCCACACCCTGCAACATCCGCATCATCTCAGCAGCACTCAAGCCTTGGCGCGTGGTCAGCGCTCTGCGAGTATCTGCCGTGATTGGCCCACTATCTGCCACGCCCATCGGGTCAACAAAGCCACCATTCGCCATCATCAACGGCTGCTGCTCTTCAGGGAACGGCGACTGCACACCTAACTCCAACCCAGCAATCCGCTGGGGGGTGCTGAAAATATCCTCTGTCTCCTGCGCGGCTATCTGATCACGGTACTGACGCGATAAGGAATTCTCATCATCCTCATCATCTTCCCGCGTATCCGCCAACGCCATCGCAGCTAACGCCGCCTGATAATTCGGGCCTAACTGATTCACCATATCCTGCGCCAACGGCTGCAACCGCTCACGCCCACGCATCGTCTCCTTCGGAGCCTGCGGCATAGGCACGGTCCCCGCGCCTTGCTCCTTGACAGACCGACGGGCTAACGCCGTATCCCCTACCGCACCCATCTTCTTCTGCATCGACGCAATAAACTCACCCACCGTCTTGCCACGCAAGTCAGGGTTCTGCTTTATCACCTTCGGAGAAACAACCGAGGACAATGGGGAATTCGGATCAGCACCCAATACCCTCGGACCGCCCGTACTACCCAAAAAGTGCATCGAATAAAGCTCAGCGGGACTCGGCGCGCGGCCAAACTTCTTTATATACGTCCGCTCACTATCCGCAATAATGTCCATCCCAATACGGATATTGTCCAACACACTTCCGCGATTCTCCTTCGTACCCCCATACCGCTCCCACGTCGGATCTATAATCTGAAACAACCCATACGCCGAAGACTTCGGATTTTTCGCCGTCGGATTTAACGAACTCTCCTTCTCCGCGATCCGTAACGCCACCGCCGGGTCCACCCCACGGGCAGTCGCCTGCTCCATGATTAATTGTTTAATGCGGTCCCTATCAAAGCTCTCTTCGGCCATGGCAAAATCCTCAACAAGACTGCCCGCAAGCTACCATATTTCCTAGTAATACTCCATCACCCGCGTCTCTAAATCCCGCTCAGAATCATCATCCTCATCTAACTTCACAAAGTTACCTTGCCTAAATCGCATCAAGGCCATGACCGTCACATCCACCTGATCATCATTGCTGCCGTTAGGAAACGCCGCGCACTCCTCCACCAAATCCTGCGCAAACTCCTCCCCTTCCGGATACCACACCATCCCACTCTCCAAGATCGGTGCCACAGCATTCGCTCGACTGACCTTATCCTGCCCCGTCCGCCTACCCCCCGGGCTATACATCGTCACAGGAATACCCATCTTCCGTAATTCCTGCTGCAATGGTGTCCCCGTCGCCTTGGCCTCGATCAATACATTATCGGGATTCCAATACAGGTACTCGGACCGCGCGACGCGTTTTAGTTCAGGAAAATCCCAGCGCCCCTTCTGTACCGACAGCAGGATAAGCGCAGGACCGCCGTCAGCACTGGGGTAAAACACGCCCCATGTCGCGATCACGGAAAAGTCAGCCGTCTCCTTCTTGCTGTACGCCGTGTCCATGGTCTGCAAAATGTACTCACAGGACGGCGGCTCATCATGCTTCCACTTGCGCCACCACTCACGCTTCAGAATCGCCCCATCATCATTGGTCGGCTGCTGCTGCCACTGCGCATTCCACTTCTTCAAGCCAATCGACATCTTGACCTTTTCCAACTCGTCAAGACTCCAATACTCCGGCCACAGCGGCGTGTTACTCGGCAAGATCGCCGGGAACTCCAATATCTCCCACTGGTCCGCTTTCAACTGACCCTGCTGCCTTAGCAACCTCCCCGATAAGTCATCGGTCTTCCATCTTGTGTTAATGACAATAATCGCACCGTTTGGCTGTAAACGCTGACGAGGGCCGCTCGTGTACCACTCCCACGTGTTCTCCATCGCCGTCTCAGAAACAGCATCCTGTTCGTCCAAGATGTCGTCCAACACGACCACATCACCGCCGCGACCGGTCATCGCACCGCCCTTACCAATGAAGAACGCTTCACCTCCGTGGGCCGTGTTCCACCGTCCGGCAGCCTTACTGTCCACCGACAGTTTCATCTCAGGAAAGATTTCCGAGTACCGCTCGTCCTCCACCAAATTTCGAATCATCCGGCCAAAACGCTGCGCTAACTCAGCCGTGTGCGATCCCACAATGAGTTTCGAATCAGGCTTCTTGCCCATCAGGTACGCGGGGAACAGGTAACTGCCCATCTGGCTTTTGCCATGACGGGGCGGCATCGCGATCATCAGTCGCTTGCATTGGCCAGCAACGACACGGTCCAGAGCAGCAGCAATACGCTTGTGATGCTCACCTACCAGCATCTCCGGCCAAACGTACTTGCAGAAGTCTAAGAAAGTGGCATTAGCCTTTTCTCGCGCTTCGAGGAGCGAGAGCCGTAGCTCGAGGCGCAAGCGTTCTGCTTCGATTTCATCAGGTTTCATAGTTTCCTAATATATACCCCATGTTCGCATTGTACAAACAAAGGGGTGGTTTTATGGGGGTGGGGGTAAATAAAAAGGTTTTCCTGTGCCTGTCTTGGGCCAAAAACTGGGCGAAGGCTGAGCCTGAGTTGACGGGGCTTAAAATGGCCCTCCCCCCTTCCTTCTATCTCATTCCCCGTGTCGCGACACGGGGAATGTCAAGCTATCGCTTAGCTATAGCCGATAGTCATATGCAATTGGACAGGGGGCGGGTGCGTGTGCTGGGTGCTGCGCTGTTATAGGCCGGGCGCTGCCCGGCCTATAAGTCAAGATAATTATTCTTATCAGCGCGGCCGCGCTGATAGTGTGCAGAGTAGCAGGCAAAGAAAAACCCGGGCCGTGGCCCGGGTTGCAGGGACCAGACCGGCACCGCCGGTCTGGTGGATCAGAGGTTAACGGGGGAGCGACAGGTCATCCGCGCGGGCGCGGGCATCAGGCTTGGCCGCTTCGATCTCAGCGTTCCGCGCATCGCGGGCTGCGCGGGCTGATTCCTCGGTGGAGTAAATCTCTCGGCTGCCGAGACGAACGGTGATGTTCTCATCGTCAACGAAGTGGAAAGCGCCCTTGTAGTCCGATGGATAAATCTCATCGATGCGGCGGAAGTGCAGCAATAGGCTGCACACTGCTGACACTTCCTTGTCAGTCATTCCGACAGGGATCGCGTAGTTCGTGCCGTTGATGCTTACGAAGTTGGTTCTGGTCTTCATCTCACTATCCTTTCTAGGGTTTATCGGTACTGGCTAGCCAGTACCGATAATGTACCCGAACTATTGACGGCCGTCAATACCTGGTGGCATTAGTCTACTGTCACGCTGAGGCTGATGTTCTGGCGCAGCTCGTCACGCACTATCTCGGTCCAGTCCACATCGTTGTCGATGTACTCCTGAACCTTTTCATCGACATCGACGTTATTCTCAAACCACTCTTCGGCCATGCTATCGAAACGGTCATCAAGCCAGTCACTGATGCGCTGGTCGATGATGCGGTTCAACTCGTCGCGCGGCACCGATACCATCACTGGCTCGAGCACACTTTGCAGGTCTTGCCGCGCCTCGGTGCCAGTCGCAGGATTATCCTCCACCGAGATTTGAACCTCGGCCGGGGGCGGTGGCAGCTGATCGGGCAGCGCGATAATTTGCTTGGCCACCGAGTTCAACATCACGTGCAGCGCGGTCCGCGCTGCAGCCCGATGTGCCGGATCGGGCATTGAATTGAACATCGTCTCGGTGTACTCGAAAGCCTCTTCGAGTGTATCGCGTGACGCGAAAATTCCTACTTTGATGCTGGCGGCTAATTCGTGCTTGGTCATCTCTCTATCCTCTCTAGGTTGTCAATCGGTACTGGCTAGCCAGTACCGATAATGTATCTGAACTATTGACGCGCGTCAATAGGTTATTTACCACCGGCCGCCGCCACTGGTCCGCGCGGCGCGACACCCGCGCCGCGCATAACGGCCCGCGCAACGCGGGCCAAGGGCCACCGGCCGGGGCCCGAGGACCACCGGCCAGCGCCGAACAGTGCACGGACCGAGGCCCGGGGGCAGGTTTACCAGTGGCGGATTAAGCGGAAAAAAGCGCCGAGATAACCCGGCGCTCATAGGGAAAATAGGGTCAGATCCTATTTTCTTAACTCAATCAGGCGGCAAGCAACTCCAGCGCCCGGTTTTTAAGCGCCGCACCAGTGCCAAACCACGCCGATTCGAGGCGCGTATTGTCCGAGCGGCCGCGCTCGTGGTCTACCAATTGCGTCACAGCATTCAGCATCGCCCACCGGGTACCGGCAACACCCGGGATGTCGGAACCGATAGCCTTGCGGTTTTCGAACAAGTCCAACACCCGCTTGTATGCTTTTGTTTCCCTGATATCAAGCTTGCTCTGGTGGTACGGCTTCAGCAATTCGCAAATGAATAAATCCGAATCAGTGGCCGACATGGGGATGTGCGATAGCTGGCGCGACTGAACAATGAAACGCTCAAATTGATTCGCGACAATGCCAAGCTGCAGGCGAACCGCATCAGCGTCGAATCGCTCCGAGTGCAAAACCCGCACACTGGATTTTAGATAACCCTTGTCCGTCTCATCAGCGCGGCCGTTGACGGCCGGGGTGATGGTGTTATTACAAACCACCCGGATAGCGGTGAATTTTGCAATCGTGGCCATGGTGCCGTCGTAGCTAGTGCCGAGCAATAAATACGGCTTGACCAGATCACCATCAACCACCGGGGCAGCATCACCAACACGGGCCAGCGCCCAAACCCGGCGGCCGTCGGATAGCGCCCCGGCGGTTTCCATGCTAAAGCCGCCGATGTCGGAAAGCTTGCGGAAAAAGTCCATCACTTGCCCGGGCTGGACCACGTTGTAATCCTTGCTCACCACTGCCAGCGGTGCCCCGGTGTCCGAGCGCGTCAATACTTTGCGGTCAGGCCATACCTGTAAACCAGTGACGGCCGGGGTAATGTATTGCACGTCGGAAGTCTCGACGGTATAGCCTAGTCCGGCCTCCTGAGTCCATTGTTCAATTGTCGCGCCCTCCGACAATTGACGGCCGAGGCCATGCCAAGGGGTTTGCCCGGCATATGCAATTGCAGCGCGGCCGGTTGTTTCATCGATCATGTGCGCCATGTCTCTATCCTTTCTGGTTGGGTTGTCCGGGGCCGCTGCCCCGGTGCATCAATAGTCTTTTATTTCGTTTCCGGTGTCAAGGTTTATTTTCCGCCGAGCAAAAAATAATTATTCACCACGTGAGGGGTATAGCAAAAATAACCCCTAATCCGGCTTTGCCGCTCCCGGGTTACCCGCTCCCGGAACTTCGGAACAATCCCCCGGTCTTTCAGCGCAGCTATCAGCGTCGAAAGATCGCAATCTTCCTCGAGATAAGCGTTGCCGTTTTTCACGTAGGAATAAGTCGTTATTTTCTCGACGATGCCAAGATCACGAAGCACACGAAACGGAACCCGGGCCCATGCGTGGCCGGGGTCGGAAATAACATCAAAAGAAGCTTGCATCTCTCTATCCTCTCTAAAAACGGCCGCCACCGGCCGACGCGTCAATAATCCCAAATTGACCACGCGACAGCAAATTGATTTTTTCAATCAACTATTGAGCGCCGATTATTTCCAGCTCCCGAGATCAGCAAGCCACCACAAAACCACAAAGATAACGATTAACAGAATAATCATGCGGCCACCTCTCGGCCGATATCACCGGCCACATGATGACGCAACAGCGAACCCGGGGGCAGCGAACGAGCAAAAGCACGAAGCGCCTCGGCATCATTAGCCGCGCCTGTTTTTTTGGTGCCATGCCACTGTATAGCGGTCGGGCCGCTTGCGGCATAACAACCCCCCTCACCAGTGCCGACACGTTTTTTACCAGTGCCATGCGCAACAAAAACGATTACGTAATCCCGATTCGGCCGGGCGCATAGCGGGCTACCATCGCCGCATTGTTGGCAAGTGAATGAATCGGATAATTCGGCCGGGCAGCGAACGAAGCGAACCCCCTCGATTTTTTGCGGCCACTGTGTATTTTCCGGGGCAGCATATACGGCCGGGCGGCCGAGCGAATAAGCCCGAACCGCTTCGGCCGTGGTATCGCACGAAGCATTAATGACGGTTTTTCCTTCGGCCGGGAGCGGCAGCGCATCAGCGGCAAAGTGGGAATAAGTCCAAGCCTTGCCATTACGCGGCACCGCGTCAGATATAGCCCGCAAGTATTCCGAATCGATGTTGTCCGCGCCTGTTTCGCTTTTTGGGTGTAATCCGCACGTTTTCGGGCAGGTCCCGTAGGTTTGATGTTCGCCTGATCGGTAAGTAACAGCAATCGGGCCGGTTTTGCGGTTTCCTGAAACTGCGACAGTCTTAAGCATCTCTCTATCCTCTCTCGTTTAATGTAGCCGAGCGGCTACAGTGAAACAATGCTATCAATTGATTTTCTGCTAGTCAACTCTTTTCTTTCCACACAAAAAACAGACCACTACAAAAACAGCGCCCCCAATGCATGGCCGCTTTTTTTGTTTTAAACCGCGCCATGGGCGCACGTGTGCTGGTATCGGAGACAAGCCACATAGTCATCTATCCTCTCTAAAAGTCGGACAACCCGACAACCATATAATACACTTTCCGCGCATCAATTACAGTTTATTTTTCCTATGGTTTTTCAATTCCTAATAGCAATTTTCTAAGCTCTTCCCAGTCCACAGCATCAGAGGACCATCGGCGCACGGGCGAAACGCGCAAGCCCTCGAGAGCAACATCGGGGGCTTGGCCGCCGTGATAGAGAAAAACTAAGCCAATCCGCTTTCCAATAGGCAAATGCTTCACAAGCAAAAAGGCCGGGCACCCATAGGACCAATGGCGAAAAAGAAAAGATATTTGATGCGGCCGAACGTCAACCTTCAATCCGCGCCGAACCACCTTATTTTCCAAAAAGCCAACGCGGCCGCCGCCAAGCTTATCGGCCACCACCATGTCAGGAAAGCCAAGATTGGCCACCGATTCAACGCGGGATATATCCACATCTCGCAAGCGTTCCCGGACATAGTCCGAAAAGATCGATTCAGGTTTCCTCGCCATCGTCGTCTGAAAGCCTTTCAAACACGTCAGGAGGCGGATTTTCCACCGGGAGGGTGAAAGCAGGGTCCACATCCTTTTCGGCGCTCTCGCGCACGTCTGAGGGCTCCAGATCGATTATGGCGGTGGGAGGCGGCCCGCCATATAGCTTTTTCAACTCGTCAAGCTTGCGCTGTACTTCCTCTTTGCTCATTGAATCGATAGTACCGT